GCCTTTTCAAGAACGATGAACAAACGACGAACATTGATACGATCGAATGCAGAAGGTTTAGCCTGAGCTGTCTTATCACCATAAAGGATAGTACCCTGACCTGGGAAAGCAACAACTGGGTTAATACCATGGCTGTAAAGAAGATCACGATCAGCCTTACGTGGATTGTAAGCAAGCTTAACTAGGTTCTTAATTTGACCACGGTTGAAACCAGCAGGTGACCACCAAGCATCGTTAGTTTGATCAGTACGAGCACAAAGACCAGCAACGTCACCGTTTAGAGGAATCCAACGATATACGTCATTATACTTATCGTACATATACTTATAACCAGAATCAATTACTGCATATGAACTGCTACGGAAATCATTACGCCAAGCTACAAGATTAGAAGCTTCGGTTCCGAATGAATTGAGTGTTTCTTCTTTATTTGGTGAAACAAATACAACACAATCTTTTCTAATTTCGCAAATATTATCTACAATGTAATTAGCAAGCTGAGTAGATCCCTGTGGACGACCCTGAAGAATAAGAGAAATGTCGATATCTTCTGAAGAAGCAAACAAATCATAAGATGCAGCAATTGAACCATAAGAGTCTCCACTGCTTTCGTCATAACCGTCAGCACCAAACATAAGTGAATATGTTCCTGGGGTTGGTGAAGTTGATTCAGTAAGATTTGCTGCGGTTTCAGAAGTAGCTGTTGTTCTATCGTTCGCAAACCAAATATATGCAGAACCGTTATTAATAACGTCTTTGAAATAATTTATAGTTCCGTCATTATTTTTAGCATCTGTTGCTCTTGATAGATCCTTAAACACTTCAAGAATTGTACCTGGGGTGCCAGTAAACTTACCGCCTTCGTCAGATACAACAATATGAAGTTCGTCATTTACGTCTGATCCGTAAGTTGCCTGATAACTTGATCTACCAGGAGCCGTAGAAACAGAATTAAAATATTCCCAACGACGAGAAATGACAGTTGTGTTTGAATAAGGTGTATGTAGTCTATATGGGTCAACAAAATTAAAAGTAATTTGAGAATTATAAGAGTCGGTTACTACATCACTAATAGAAGTAATTTCAAGATATTGTACGCCAATTGTAGAATTACCAACCTTGATCTTATCGCCTACTGAAAAATTGTTTCTAATTGATGTTGCAAAAGTATTAGATTTTTCAGTATCAAGCGAATTATCAATGTTTGTAACTGTTAATGTAAATGTACTACTTCCAATAGAAGTTGTAAAAGTTGATACGCAATTAGTTTCGCCTTGGAAATCGTTAATGTCAATATTTGAACTGAAAGAATTAGCATTATCACAAATTGAAACTTTTAAAGAATTACCGAGCTCGCCAGGGTATTTTGCAACAAAAATAGCATCAATGTCGAAATTGCCATCTCTTACATGAATATAATCTTCTTTATTCTTAACAATTTGATTTTGAAGGTTCGCAATAATACCAGCTTCTTCAACACCAACTGCAGTATAAGCAGTTTCTGGTAATGCAAAATATAGGTCTACAGATTCATCTTCAATTAATGCTGGCTCGGAAAGAATAATACTTGTAACATTTCCGCCATAAACACCAGGTTCGCCCTGTGTATAATATGTTGCATCAGAAACAGAAATTCTCTTAACACTATAGTTTACAACCTCTGTATTTGAAGAATAATAAACATATACACCGTCTTCCAGGGCTAATTCGTGATCGCCTTCGATTACGAAAACTTGTGTATTATCAACATTTGCAGTTCCTGACAAAGAAAATGTTGCGCCAGTTGTATTGGCTCCACGAGAAACCCAAAGACGATTTGTATAGGAAAGAAAACTAGTGGCAGTAAAATATGTTTCGGCATTAAAAGTAGTTGGTTTGCCAAAACGTCTTGCTAAGATAGTTTCAGAATCAACAAGAACTCTTTCGCCAATTGGACCCCAACGAAATAGACCACCAATAGCGCCATCTGATGTGGCAACTGCGGGAACAACTGTGGTTAGGTCGATTTCTGTAACATTTACCCCAGGACTTAATTGAAACGCCATTTTGTTCTCTCCTTTTTGTGAGAATGTTTTATTATTTTATTGTTATTTATTAAATAGCATTTTTTAGAAATCTTGGGCAGTATTCCACATCCAGCTATCTGGAACATATTTTTCAATTGATTCATTGTATTCTTCACGACCGTCTTCAAAAAATCCAAATGGTGCCATATCTTGCTCCATGTCTTCTTCGGTTTTTTCCCTTAGCGACATAAGGGTATTGATGTTAGTATAATCTTTAAAGTATTGCTGCTCCGATAACCAAGCGAAAAGAACAAGGCACATAACCAAGTCGTCATGTTTACCAGACTCGGCTTCGTATGATACGCCCTTTCTAGAGAAAGTTGATAACTCATTAATCGTATGGAAATCATTTACAATAAATTGATTCTGTTCAACCAGAAGTTTTAGGATAGAGCAACCAACAGACTTAACGATCTTAGTTGTTCTAATACCTTTATCAACCGAGCCACCACCGAACCCACCTGTAATACGTTTACCAGAACGACCAGCGTTCTCTGTGAAAAGAACGTTTTCATATCCAAAATCATAATGAAGAGAGTGAGAGACCTGCTCTCCAATATCGTTAATTTCAACAAGCACAGAAGCATTATTATATGCCTTGGCTGATCTATGAATGAAGTCCGCATAATCTATAGGAGAGATCGCGTTGTTTCGATAAACACATGCTTGCTGATATGGCATAGAGGTAACATCAATTAACTGAAACGCCGAATAATCCAAACCTTTACCACGAGAAACGTCACATAGCATAATATAAACATGCTGATCTTGTGGAGCGATATATTGAATTAGACCGTCTCTTTCAACGATAGGATTCTGATGAACCAGCTCTTTGAGCTTCCAACCAGCGATAAGTGTACCAGAGCTACCAAGGAACTCGCAATTATATTCCTGGTCGAACTTCTCTAGGTCAAAGTTCATCGCCGCTAATGTATCGGCTTTCCACTTTTCGTCTCGACCAGGAACGTTTTGCCACTGAACGCTTATATAATTATACTGGTTTCGTTTCTGTTGTGCATTTACCCATATACTATAAAAGTGGTTAAGCCCATTAGGTGTTGAAACTAGAACGATTTTAGATTCGCTACCTGACGAAATAGTAGGATAAACCGATGTAAAGAACTCATCCCAGTTTTCGATGAACGCCGCTTCGTCAATGAATAGAAGGTTGATAGAATAACCACGGATAGAGTCGGTAGATGTCGCAGCTGCAAGAACACGGCTATTATTTTCAAGAACGAATGAACCCTTGTTCCATTCTTTAATACCCTGCTGAAGCCAACGTGGTAGATACTGGTAGGCAAGCTGAACACGTCCAAGAATTTCACGAGCCGTATCGCCTTTGTTGGCGAGAAGAGCGACCGTCTTATCTTTATTGAAAATGATATACCAAAGGATAAACGCACAGGTCGTTGTTGATTTACCTGCCTGACGAGCCGTTGTAACAATATTGAAACGGTTATTGGCGAAAGAGGTTAGCATCTCTTTCTGATAAGAATAAAGGGTAAAGTTAACTAGACCTTTATCGATACTAATGATCTTCATATACTTTTCGGTAAAGTATACTACATCCTGAGAACACTTAATGTATTCTTGAACTAGATCAGGAGTCCATTCAATAGCCTGATTTTCACGCTTAAGGTTAGCGTTACCATTATATCCACGTGCATCACGTGTACTAGACTGCAGATCCACCATTTTTCATGTTCTCGATTACTTGCTGAAGTTCTGCTGTTGAACCTACGAATAAGTTATTGTTAATAGTTTTCGCATTTTCATTTGTTGGTGTATCAATTGCTGAAATTTCTCTAATTTTTGTTTGAAGTTCAAGTAGATCTTTATTAGCCTGGAGCGTAGTATCTATAAGTTTTGCAAGAACTTCAAAGGCTCTTGGATGTTGGGAACTAGTAGCAATTTCAGATAATGTATCTATTGCTTCTCTCCCACTCTCAATCATAGTCAATACATTAGCACGTGCTGTTTCAAAATCTTGTCTAGCACTATCATTATGAGCATCTGCTATAATAGTACTTACAGCTTTAGATTGATATAATGGGGTAACTCCTAAAGCATTTGCTATGGGATCGTTGTTTGCATTGTCTTTCATTCTATCTCATCTTCATTGTAAATCATTGTTATGAAACCAAAATCGTCTGTTACTTCTATCTCATTATATGGTATAGTGCCAGTGCTTGTACTTGGTCCACCAAAATAATTAATAGGTGCACCATTTGAAGCTAAACCAGGTTGTACCGTAACTCTTTCTACAACAGGGAGCTGCCCAACAACATCTGGTATTTTACCATCAGCAATTTCTGGTAAGTAAAATTTAGTATCGACAAATTTAATAATACCAGCTTTTTTAACTGGACCGAATATATAGCCTTTTAATAAAAAGTCTAAAGTCCAAATAATCGCTCTACGATCTTTAAACTGACCATCATAATTATCACTATATGATATATTATTTAATATAATCGGAATATCCATAGTTACTTCGACTTCAGGAATAAGATTAACTGTCGTTGTCCAGTCTGGTGTAAAGTATGGGATAATTTGTTCTAGTATCTTAGTTCCATCTTCTGCGTTTTTAGCATAGATATAAACCTTAAACTCTATATTGTAAGGAACAGGGTTATATTGATATTTAACTTTATTAGAATCAGTTGCATCTTTTACTGAAACTTTATTGATAGTATTGAGTTTTCTTGTACCATCATAAGTCATTCTACCCATTTCAAAAGAAATAAGAGGAAGTGGGATAGTTGCAGACTGTCTATCGATATTAGGATCCTGAAGAACACGGGCAAGCATTTTATCTTTAGGAGCGTATGTAACGGGAACTTTAAGCAGGGAAGTTACATTTCCAGCTTTATCGGTACGTGTAATACGAATGTTATTGACGAGGGTTCCCATCAATATAACATATTTTCTAATTAGCGAGAAATAAAATGGAGAACCGAACATTAAATTTGTCTTTCGCTAAATGGATCGTATGCAGTAAAATCTATAAAGTTATCAGACTCTTGCTGAATCTCATCATTATCGGCACCTGGTATTAGATCGTTAATAGAAGATCCTTCAAGAGTAATATAATCGTCATCTTCAGTAACTAGGTGATCTCCAGTTTCGGTCATAAGAGTCCAATCAAGTATATTAGTACTGAACTTTTTCTGAAGAACATCTATTTCAGGTATACCTGTATTCATGACCTCATTAGAATACTCGAATAATTCGCAGGTCATTTCCCAAGTTTGTAGAGCACCGAGCTGATAAAACATCTCGAACTTGTTAACATACTTGATTTGAAAGCACTTTTTATTTAATGGGAAGTAAATAAGGTCGCCTTCGTTCGGTCTTACCTGTGTAGTATAGTTACCAACCTCATCATTGAAAATACGTTGAGCAACAGAAAATATAACCTGATCACGAATTTCGATACCAAACTTAGACATGAAATTACCATCACCAGAAAACCCATCTACTGATTTAATATAAATTTCAATAGGATAAGCATGGGCATAACTTGATTGATCGTCGGCACCATATACCGCATCGTAGTTATTCAACTTACGAGGTATATAGAACATATCTTCGCCATAAATTTTAATAGCTTCAATAATTAAGTTCTCAAGAAGAGATTGCTCCTGAGACGCTTGAAAATTATTAAAGAAAAAGCTGGTTGCCATAGGTTTAAAATCCTATCCGATCATATCGGTCACGGGTAATGAATAGCTATGAATCATTTCTTTTTCAAGCTCTGCTCTTTCTTGAGTAGCTTCTTCGTAAATAACCTGACCATTGAAAGTCAAACCGCCTGGCATTTTCATTCCATTAAATTTCTTAAGGTTATTGCCCCACTGCTGTTTGATAAGACAAGAAGCATAACGTAGTAACCAACGATCGTTCCAGGCTTTAGTATATACTTCTGGATCAAGAACTTCATATGCCTCAACAATAATATAATCATCAGCATTAATAATAGACCAGTCCATATCGATATAAACTTTATTATTATGGCGATTATAACGCATTGGCTGCTTGCCAACAAGCATCTGTTCAAGGAACTGAATATGCTGCATGGCCATGTAGTATGGTACCATAGAAACCGATGTAAGCGTATAAAGGTCGTTCAATGCGATCTGATAACGAATGTTGAATAGGTTATTAGTATTAAGAGCCTGACCAATTTCGAAAATATTAACAGCACCGATAATATTATCAGGAAGTTGAATATAACGATTCGTTTTATCTTCTGTCGTAACTAGATGCTTATAGTATACCTTATCGGAACCATCAAAGTGATAGTCCCAGAAATACTTAATAGCTTCATCGATACGATCTTCTACCTGGTCATCATCTACGTTAATTTCAATAACAGGCTTACCTAAACGACGTAGGCAGTTTTCTTTAAATGTTGCTCTTGAATTAGGTGATGCCATTTGTTAACTCTTAAAAAGGTGGTGGTGGTGGCTGAGTTTTCATCCACTCTTTTATTTTTGCTTCGCGGTCAGCCAAATACTGCTTGGCTTTTTCAGAAATTGTTGCAGCTGCTATTTCTTCATCAGTTGGTTGTGGTTTATCATAATTCCATTCTTTAATATAATTTCCATCACCATCATTATATAGTGATATTGTACCGTCTCGAAAAACAGTTGGATTATTAGCTAATTCTGGATAAATCATAATTATTCCAAAATGAAAATCAATATTTTTGTTATCTGTCATTTTATTCTCCATTAATATTTATGTTTTGCTTCTGATATAATACCCGCATAGATTAGTTGTATAATATATAGATGGGGACATTTGATAATATCCTGGTGCTGGTGCTCCAAACTGGTCACTATATTTGTAAACAAATGCTTTTAATGTAATTTCATCTCCGGCTGTAAAATGATATGTACGTTCCACACATGCTCCCCAATGCGAATACACTGAATGATCATATCCTGGGGTTGCAAAATCATTTTCTTCTATTTTATATCCATTAACGGCAATGTAAATATTAGCTTCTCTAAATCTTCCAGATGTATCAGTTGAAGAACCATTCCATTGAGCGTAGAGGTTTGCCATTCCAGAAATATGATAAAAACCTGAAACTGGAATTGTATACGAATATACTTTACCTGAACCATCTGGAGTGCCTGTAAAACCAGAATGTGAATCAATAGCCGGAATATAACCCAAAGTTGTATATGTTAAATTTGTAAATGATACATATTGAGCTGAGGTAGCTGCTGAAAAATAACCTTTAAATATAACTCTTGACCCGCTACTTATTCCAGCACTTGTTTGAATACTATTATCAGGAAATTGTATACCAGTACTTATTAATTTTACAGCCATTTTTTATTTCCGGTTATGTTGTTAATGGTCTAAGATAGTTTAATTGGAGATTGCAATATAATATACTTGATGAACCGAGCACTCCTTCTGAATAAACATATGCATCGATAACATCTCCAACATTTGCCGCAATAATATCAGAAAATTTAGCCGAATATCTTAAAAACATTCCACTATCACTATAATCGCCAACAGCTCCCGATTGAGTTCCAATTACATATGAACCATTTTTACCATAATATATATTCGTATATCTTAAATATCCTGAATGTTCGAGCGTATAATCAACAGATATTAAGTAGTAACCAGTTTTTGGAATTACATAATCATAATTAGGATAAGAAGTTCTTGCGCCGCCATCAGTATCAGTTGAAGC